CCCCGATGATCCAAACGGAACACCGGGGGTGCTTTACTCAAAAACTTTTTCAATGCCTTTCAGCCGATAGCCTATCGCCGTCCGGCTGTAATGTGTCTGCGCTGCAATGTCCGGCAGCGGGAGCCGCTCAACATACCGCAGTAAGGCTATCTTACGGTCTACCCTCCCAAGCGGTGCGCTTTTGATGGCGGCGGTCATCTGCTGTCGGTCAAGTCCTTGCAGCGCAGCGGGCAGCACTACACGAGCCGCCGCCACAGGCAGCACCGAGCCAGAAGGGCTGCGGCAGCTCTCCCGCGTTGCGCACCATTACTGGGACGTTACCGAGATGGTCGATTTTGCCGCATCTCTTGATTTCACAAAATCGTTTCTGGTCGTATGTAGTGCTTGCCATGATATCCTCCTCTTAACTCATGCTTAAATCAATGTTTTCGATTTCTGCACGGACTTCGAGTGCATGGAGATAATTCCCCATAGCCGCTTTTTGCTCTCTCAAAAGAGCCAAAGAACAGGACGGCGTAAAATTCAAAGTTCCGGCCTCGTACTGGATAGTCATGCGGTGCAGCTTTTCATAGCGGATTTTGGTCTGGTAATACTCCGCACGAAAACGCTCCTTGTAATCGCTGCTGAGCATCATTTCGGCAGTGTTTCTCAAGTCCATGTATTATGCCTCCTTACTGCTTTTCCAGTGCCGCTTTCATGCGATCAAAGAAAAATTGGATGATCACCCCGATGGTCTCATCGGTAATGGCCCAGCTGATGAGTCTGCCGTATTTGCTTGCACTCAGTGCGGCCCGGAGCATCTTGACGCACCACGCTTTACGTTCTGCGCCTCTCTTGGTGCCCTGAATCTCGTGCTCTGCCTGCTCGATCAGGTCAAGCACGGTGCCCTTGACAGCTGCACCATAGCCCAGCCGGATGCAGCCCAGGGCGTAAAACACAAAGCCGCCCAGCATGAGCACGAGGGCCACATGGGTGGGAAGTGCGGTCAAAAGGTTATTAATTGTTGCCATGTATTACTCTCCTCTCTCTTTTTCGAGGTCTGCAATGCGGTGGTTTGCCACCTTCATCTGTTCTTCAAGCACCGGGATGCGCTGGGCGAAATTGTTGTGTGTCCGGACTTCCCGGGTCAGCTCGTCCAGCTTAGTGTCAGTAATGGCCTGCTGTTTTTCCAGCTTTGCGTCCATGTTTTGAGCGGCCCTGCTGTTAGAGATAAGCACGCCGATCAGGCTCAGGCCGCCAGTGATGAGTGCTACGATGATCGCGTCGCTCATGCGCCCTCCCGAAGACGGGTCAGACCCTTCTTGCGGATGATTTTCGGGTAGTTGAGGGTGGTCACGTTGAGGTCAACAGTTCTGGAGATGCCCGGCACGCTGCCCTTGCTGGTGTGCTGGTGAGCGGTGTACTTAAAACTAACTTTCGGGGTCTTGCCGGTGTAGTCCGCCAGCCATACGTCCCAACGCCCTGCAAGCCTTGCCATGTCCAGATGGGCATTGGCATAGCTGGTGTAGGTGTAGAGCTGGGCGTAAAACCCCATCTTCTCGATCTGCTCAAGATGATAGGCCGCCAGATTTGACAGGTCTCCATAGGGCATCCCGGCAAGAATCGGCGATTCCAGATCCACTGCCACCGGCATGGTCATCTCTTTCCCGACCAGGGCCTTCCGCAGCACGGCAAGCTCCCGGTCTGCCAGCTCCTCACTGGTGGCGTTGGTGTAGTAGTACACGCCCACGTCCAGCCCTGCCGCTTTTGCGTTGGAATAGTTGTCCTCGAAAGTGGGGTCGATGTAGGGCACACAGTTGCGGCTCCCTACGGCCCGCAGCATCACGCCTTTGTAACCTGCCGCTTTTACCTGCGCCCAGCCCTCCATTTTGATTTTTCCCTGCCACCGGCTCACGTCGAGATAGCGGTAGGGTAGCTCACCTCCCCACCCGGTCACGGTGTCCACAGTGGGCACGTCTGGTGCAGGAGCAGGTTCTTCCTTGTCGGCGCTGTCACCGGCAGCGTGGGAGAGGGCCGCCAGAAGCTTGGAGATAAAATCGAAAAATGCTTTCATTCCACGCTTCCTTACTGCCCAAGGGCTTCTTTAATGGCTTCCAGGTCGTCAGCGGTCAGGGCGGGGTAATCCGCTGCGATATCCTCAAAGGTCTCACCAGCAGTCAGCCGGATGCGGAATGCCCGCACCATGATGCGAAGTTTCAAGTTGTTCAGCGTTTTCATAGTTTTAACCTCCAATCAAATCGGCCATCATAAGCACAAGGTCGTCGTTTGCCGCTTCCAGAGCGTCCATGCGGCCCGGCACGGTTTCCAGCTCTGCCTTTTTCTTCGCTTCGGCGGCAGCGGCTTCTTCTGCCTTTTTCTTGGCTTCAGCCTGTGCGGCCAGCTCTTCGGCGGTGTACAGCACATACCGCTGTACCTCCACCTCTTCGTCGTAGGCATTCTGTGCGACCACACCGGGCACATCTACCACCTTGCGGACATCACGGCCTTTTTCGCGACCATCTGCGTCATAATATATTGCAGGGGTTCCGTCCGGCAAGGTTTCGGTCTCGTAGTGGCTGACCTCTTCCACGCCCGCCACAGCATCGTGGTGGATGGTCTGGGTCTCGGGCTTGAGGTAGCCTTTCGTCAGGTCGGGGGTGGCGATTTCTACGCCGTTGCTGTCGATGATCTTCATGTGTGCTCCTTTCAGTTATGCCACTCTGTGCCAGATGTACATGGAGTAGTAGGGAGGTAATATATTAAGCGGTGTTCCATCACCTAGCGGGTATGTTTTTCCTGTATGCGAAAAATTACCGCTTCCATCGCTTTGTGCGTATATTGATACAACGTCATAGGCGCTTCCTTCAGAGCCTTTCGTGTTTAACGTTTTCACGCCTATGCTCTCATTGGGGAGGTTTGTTTTAGCTATAGTTTTCGTCGCACTACCGCCCGTACTCCCTGCCGGGTAGGTATCGGAAGCGCCCATGATAAAGCTGCCCTCAATGCGCTCCCATGTGCCGCCGATAAAGCTTGCCGGGGATGTGGGGTCGTCGCTGGCCCAGAATTTGATTCTGGCGAGGTCTTCTTCCCGCTGGGCGGCGAGAATTTCTTTGATTTTTGCTTCCACCTCAGCCTTGCTGTAAAAAATCGCATTGCCGTCAGGGTCAAGGATAATGTCGCCCACGGCCTTTGCGTCGGCAGGGGCGTTTTCGGTCTTGAGGGTTTTGTCCGTGTTCGCTCGGGTGCCCGCCAGATTGGCAGCGGCCTCGGCCCGGTCGGCGTCGGTGCTAGCGCTCTGGGCGCTGGATGCGGCATTGCTCTCCGACGTGGCCGCCGCGCGGGCGCTGCCGGAGGCAGCGGTGGCAGAGTTTGCAGCGGCCCCGGCAGAGGTTGCGGCAGCTTCTTTGCTGGCCTGAGCCTCCTGTTCGGATGCAGCCGCATTGCTGGCGGCGGTCTGGGCGACTTGGGTGGAATCGGCCACCTGCTGCAAAGCCGCGTCGCGCTCATCGTCCACGGCCTGCACGGCCTCGGCCTGCTTGGTCGTCACGGCGGTCGTGGCGGTGCTCTGGGCCTGCTGTACGGCGGTCGTGGCCGTGCTCTGGGCATTCTGCACCGCCTGCACCGCATCGGTTTTGGTCTGCTCGATGCCCGCCACGGTCTGCTCGGCTTTGTCCGCACTGGCTTTGGCGTTGGTGGCATAGCCTTGAGCCTCGTCGGCAAATTGCTTGCAGTACTCAAAGCCTTGGCCGAGGCCGTAGCGGACCTCAACGCCTTTTTTGGCGTTATAAATGCGCTTCAAAACCTCATCAAAGTTGAGTGTAATCATAAGCTAATCACTCCTGTAGGTGTGTCGTAGATGGTATCGGTTTCAAAATCAAAGGTATCCCAGAGCCAGTCCGCACCCGCATCCGCGGTAACATTTCTTTTGTACGGATTGCAAGTGCCCTCTATGGTAAAGGCCATATCATGTCGGTTTTTCTCACTGGGGTCTACCCGCCAAAGGCCCTGCCAGTACCAGGCACTGTCCTCATCAAAAACGCACCGAAGCCACTTGCCCTGTAAGGCATTTTCAAGGGCGCTTTGGATGGTCGTCCATTGCTTTTTCGGAGACTTACAGATAAGCTCCAGCTTGATGGTGCGCTGCTTGTAGTGCACTTCCCCATCCAAAGCCCTGGACAGGTCTAGGATAAAGTCAGAGCCCGGGACATTGACAAGCATCGTCTCTGGCTCTGCACCGGATATCATAGGGCTGCCCACCTTCAGATAAAGGCCAAGGTCTTTGAGGGTATGGATAGTTCCGATCTGTGCGCCCATCAGCATTTGAGCTCACCTCCGCTCTGGATCACGGCCAGCTGCTCCGGGGTCAGAGGGCTGTATACCAACTTTTCTCCGTCCCACACATAGTGCGAGCCGCCATCCTCCCAGTCCTCCGGGAACTCATCGAAGACCATGCAGTTGTCTGGGAGAGGGTTCGGGATCACTTCTTCAACGCCCCATCCGCCGCTGTAAATGCGACCATCGGAGCACACTTTGCACATAAATTTACAGCCGGGTACTTTCATCTGTCCTTCACCTCACATAAAACCGTATAGTTCTCGTGGCATACAGAGGGAGTCATTTTGTGTCCACCCGTCAGAGCCGGGGCTTTCCAGGTCGATGCTGAAATTCGTCGGCGCTACTACTGGGGTGTAGTTGTTGCCCGTGACGTAGTTCGATGTGCGCTCACGACCGGGTCCGAAAGTGATGCCCCCTGAGTTGACCCGCACCGTCCGCATGTGAGTGGTGTTCCACGGGTAAGTCATGGCGTATTCCACGCCATTGACCGGGATGACCATGGTCACACATCCGGCAGTGCCGCCGCTGGCCCACCATGTGGATCCTTTCTTGCTGGTATAGGTCAGATACACAGCAGAAAAATCGGACAGGTCCAGCGGGATTGTCTGTGCTCCAAAAGAGCTGTTGTCCCCAAAGTCCCAGATACGGGCGTTTCGGATGCCGTAGAAGGTAATCTTTCCGGAGTCGATAGTGCAGCTGCCGTTGCCGTCTGTGATGGAAATGCTATCCGACTTGATGTTGACCATGCTGGAACCGGAAAGCACTTTTATGCCGTCGTTGGTGATCTGCACCCTTTTGTTGGGCAGCTGGTCATGCCGGACGATAAGGCCGTTTTCCGGGGTAAACTCCAGAAAGTTGGTAGCCGTTTTGGCCGCTTCGCCAGCTTTTTTGTCCACCTCGTCCACTCTTTTGTCGTTAGACTTCTGGTACTTGAAAAGCTGGTTAAGAGTGCTCTGCTGATATTTTTCAGCGGATGCCGTATCCTCATCCAGCAGGTTGGTGCGGCCCAGGTTGGCCACTTGTCGGTCGGTCAAAGTCTGCCGGGTCATGCCGAAGGTATACTCCTTTTTGTCCGGCTGATCCAGCGGTTCCACCAGCTTTGTGCACAGCATGATGACATCGATGCTGTGGGGCTTGCTGATAATGTGGGCATAGCTGGCAAAAGTCAGCCTGTCCTTGTCATAGCCCGCATCTCGCAGATCCACAGCCTTGACGGTGTAGCTCGTCACCATCAAGCTGTTTTTCTGAAGATCCTGCACGCCTGCAGCAAAGGTGTCGTTGTCGCTGTCGGTGTCATACTCGCCCAGGGCTGACACGATGCCAAACTTCTGGGCCGCTGCATCATTCTGGATCCATCCGCAGTCGCCGTCACTGCTGTCCAGCCGGTACGAATACCCTTTTGGCAGATACTTACTGACGGTCGCCGCGTCCGTTCCAGAAATGCCATAGCGCTCTTCATGGCTTTCTGTGTACTTTTCACCCCACCACAAAAATTTCCACTTCCACTTTGTCTCCTCGACCGTGTGCTTGCTTCCCATGGGATACACACGGGTAAAAAGACTGTTGGTATCGGTTTTTTCTGTGAAATCCAGCAGGTTCACGCCGTACTCAATGGTCTGGTTGACCAAACGGTCAGCTTCAAAGGCCTGATCGCAATAGTTGAGCACGTTGTTGCCCGTGGCGGGGTTGTAGGTGCAGTAGGCATAGCCGCCGTACACCTTGAGCACCATCTTGTCGATGATATCCCAGGTACTGCCGTAGTCTTCGCCCACACCGTAGCTGTCCCGGTCTCCATAGTGCACAACAAGATCACCCAGTGCCGCAGTGACAGTGCCCAGCTCGAAGCGTTTCATTTTCATGTTGCCGCACTGCTGGTTGTGGGCATCGATAAGGTGCTGCAAAAACTGCGCCAGCTTTCCCTCGTAGTTAAAAGGGGTGATCGCGCTGTCATTGAAGTAAGACAAAGCGCCCTCGCAGTAGATGACCCTGCGGTTGTACCAGTCTGCCTCATGGCTCAGGACACGCCCGCGCCAGATCTCTTTATCGTCCTGTTCAACGGTGATGCAGGTGGACATCTTTTGCAGGCTCTCATACTGCTCATGGTCGCGCGTCATGGTAAAAGAAAGGCTGCCGCCCTTGCTGACCTCTCGGGTCAGCTTGGGAGACAGCACAAGGGCATTGCGGCTATTGGGAGCGTAGATCAGGCGCTTGTCGTTGGGGTTGCCAAAGGGATATGCAAAGATTTTGTACAAATTTCAGTTTCCCCTTTCTGCCAGCGTGGCCAGATGGCCCAGCTGTGCATCAATAGAAGGTGCCAGTGCGCCCACCAGCGTGCCATCATCCAGCTTAATGACAGTGTTTGCCGTCTGGGGAAGGTACTGCTGTACCACGTTGTACAGCGCGTCCACGGACTGCTGCATTTTCTGCTGGTAGGACGAAAGCCGCCCGTTTGCAGGGCTTTCGCCGAACGCATAGCCATCGGCGCGGAAATCGTACCCGGCAAAGCTGCGCTGGCTGCCGTACCAGTAGGCGTCCTGGATGTCCTTGTAGGAAAGCGTCGTGCTCTTGCTGTCAGTGCTTTCCTTTTCGCCGCTTTTACTGCCCAGCCATGCGGCCAGACCGATACCGCCCGCCACAGCAGCCACGCCCAGGATGGCAGCCAGCACAGGGTTGGATGCCACAAGCGAGACGATATTGCCCAGACTGCCCATGATAGAGGTGGCCATGCTGGACACCCCGCTGGCGACGTTGGCCAGCTGGGCACCTGCCCCACCGGATGCGCTCAAGCTGGACAGGATGGAGCCAAAGCTTTGCACCGCTGTCCCCGCTTCTGTTGCGCTGGCAGCAATGCCGTCCGTAAAGAGCGATTTGATGGTAGCGAAGGCCGCTTTTACGCCGCCCCCACTGTACGCGTTATTGATGACACTCAGCGCATCCGCCGCCCACTTGGAGATAAGCTCCCGCTGATCCTGCGATACCTCGCCCCAGATGAGATTTGCCACGTCTGTAGCCAACCCGGCCCAGTTGCGGTTTTTCAGGTCGGTGAACGCGTTTTGCAGGCGGCCAAAGATGCCGTTCGACCACTGCTTCTGCGCATTGCTGAGGTTCTGGTCAATGCGGCTTTGCAGCTCCGTCACGGACAAAACCACATCGTCACAGCTCTTTTGCGTGGTCGTGGTCACTTTTCCGGCCGCATCGGTCACTTTCTTTGTGACCGATTTGATAGTCTTCTCCGTGCCGTCCACCACTTCTTTCCAAGAGTCCGTGATGGTCTCCACGGTCTCCTTTGTGGTGCCCTTGAGCTTTTTGGTGGTGCCGTCGTAGACGTTGTAGGTATTGTCGGCAGTCTCCACCACGCGCTGGATGTTGCCCACGATGTTGCCCGTTCCGGCAAGGATCTGCTTCGACGTTTCGGTGACGGTATCCGCCAGCTTTTTGGTGTCAGCAGCCGCTTTGGCGGTAGATTTTTTGCTTTTTCCGCCGCCTGTGCCGCCCGAGGCAGTGATACTGCTCCCGCCGTTCCCGGCGGCTGCAGCCGCCTTTGCCTGCCGTTCCGTCCAGCTTTCGTTGTAGATGCCCTTTCCGTTTTTAGCGTCCTTCCGTCGGCGGTCGTAGTTGCTCTGGCTGTTTTTGTCAGAGCGGTACTGCTTGTATCCTTCATCACTGTTCTCGTACCCCGCGTAAGCATTCTTCCCGAGGGCTTTGTTGAGCTTGAAGCTCAATTTATCGAGAACGCCGATTCCGGCAGAGCCAAGCTCGCCAAATTTCTTGATGACGGAGTTGATGGGGTTGTTCAGTTCCAGAATTGCCTCGCCGAGCCCCTTCCAGCCGTCCGTCTTGTAAGCTTCGATGGCCGCCACGGTCATATCGTTGAGGTTGGAGATTACCACACCGATTCCGCTGCTGAGGTCGCCCGTCATGAGCCCGGCCAGCTGGCTCACGTTATCTTTCAGGGTTGACACACGTCCATTCATGGTCTGGCTCTGGGTGTCCATGGCGTTGTAGTAGCGCCCGCCCTCCTCGCTGGCAGCAATAAGGGCATTAGACAGCAGGTCATAGCTGATGGTCATGTTCTGGACTTCCTGCACCGTTTTCCCGGTGTAGTCAGCCAGCACCTGATAAACGTTGATGCCTGCATAGGCAAACTGCTTGATGTCGATTGCGGACGCTTTGCCCACATTGGCGATCTGCTGCAGATTAGCTGCCATGCGGGAAAGCTCCGCGTTGCCTCCGCCGGTGGCGGAAACAGCATCGCCAAGCGCCATGATGACCTTGCGGGAGTAGCCTGCATTTTCACCCGCGCTGATCAGCAGCTGGTTTGCCTGCGTCAGCGAATCCACGCTGAACGGAGTGCGGGCTGCGTCCTCTTGAATGGCCGCCATGGCCTCATTGGCCGCCTGTGCATCGCCCAGCATATTGGTTAGACCCACGCGGTAACTTTCGATTTGGGCGTTGTACTCGATGCCCATAGACACAAACTGCTTTGCACCACTGAGGGCCGCGGTGGAAAGCGTGGAGATGGCAGAAGCCAGAAGCTGCGATTTTGTCAGCGCCGCCGTCAGCCCGCTTCCCGTACTGCTGGCCGATTTGCCAAAGGAGTCCATGCCGTTGTTTGCGGATTTCAGGGCGGAGGCGGTTGTTTTGAGCTGTGCCTCAGCTGCTGCAAGCTTATTTTTCAGCTCTTTGGTCTCAGCCGAGGTCTTGCCCGTCTTGGCGGCAGATTCGTTATACTGCTTTGTCAGTTCCAGAACGCTTTTTGCGGCCTTGCTGTACTCGCTGGAAAGCGCCGTCACGGTCTTTTTGGTCTCGCTCTGGACGTTGTTGATGCCCCGCTCATACGCGGACGTGTCCAGCCCAAGAGTGGCCATCAATTCAAAAAGTTTCAGGGCGTATCACCTCCGTTCAGCCCGGCCAGAATACGGGCCTTGATTTCCTCTGCGCTCTGCTTGGGCCGGGCGGGAGTATTAAAGTCGGGCAGGGTGTCCACCCACCGACACTCCATGCCCACAAGGCTGGCCAGAGCGTCCGTGATGTAGGCGCGGTAGCTCTTCTCGTAAGCTTCCTGCTGCATCGCATCGACGCAATGTTGGGCAATGTAGGGTTTGCCAATGGCTTTCAGCATATCCAGCCGGATGGATGAGATCAGCCGCCGATATCGGTCTGAGCCAACCTCACCAACGAGGATAAAAAATCCAGCACATCCCGGTCGTTGATGGTCTCCGTGATGACGCGCAGGGTTTTGAAGGGAGTCATCTTTTCAGGGTTGCCGTCCTTGTCCGTTTCCAGCTCATACAGCAAAGGCAGCAGCTCCGCTGTGTTCTGAGCATTGTCGAACAGCAGCTTTTTTGCCATTGCCTTGATGTTCTTGCGGCCCTGGGCTTCTTTCTTTGCCTTGAGCTCATCGGGGGTTTCACTGCCCGTGAGGATGGGGCCGACTTTGCGCAGCTCCATCACCTGCGTCTCGGTCAGCAGGGTGGCCACCTTGTCCGCGATCATGTAACAGTGGCGCAGAAATTCTGTTTCGTCCATCTGGTTGAGAGTTTTCATTGTTCCACTCCTTATGCTGCCGCGTCTTCGCTTACAAAGAACTCCATTGGGACGGTCTCGTCGCCCATGCGGACACAGCCCGTCAGGGTGACGGACACATTGCCCTTGCCCTTGTCGGTTGTCTTGAGGGACAGGCCACCCGTGCTGATTGCGTTGTCCAGCCGAACAGCCACATAGCCGCCGCCGATGAGGTCGCCCACAAACCAGATGGTTTTGAAGTCGCCCGTGGTCTTGTCGGTTTTGAACGTCATGCGGGGCGTTACCTTGCCCCCGGCCACGTCCGCTGCGCCCAGCGCCATGCGGATGACCTCGGCGGAGGTATTCAGCGCGGTGAAGGCCAGCGTGCAGTCGTAATCCTCAATTTCCATGAGCTCCACGGTGTTCTTCTGGCAGTTGTCCACATCTTCGCCCAGGTCGGTGATGTTGGGGGTACAGGTGGCGGTGATGCCGCCAGTGGTTGCGCAGATGATGTCGGCATCAGCGACGGCGGTCTGGCCCTCAGTGTCGAACTTGTTCAGCACAAGGCCCGCGTTGATCTGCATGGACTTGAATGCTTCTGCGGAAATTTTGGTAAATTTTCTTCCCATAATTCTCCTTACTCGCATAGCTGCGTGATCTCAAAATTCAGGTACTCGCACAAATAGCCCTCGGGCGGGTTGTCCATCGGCTGGGCCCACGGGGTGCCTTTGCGCAAAAGAATAGCGCCGCCCTCGCACGGCACGGTCAAACCGCCTGCAAGGGCTGCGCTAATTTGGTCTTCGGTCTGTAAGATGGGCAAACGCCCTGCGCTGCTTGGATACCACAAGCGGCCATGAAACGACGCTTCCTCGTTCCAGCCGCCGGGGACGGCGGGCTTGTAGGTCAGGTAGGGCAGGGAAGCGGCGGGCGGGATGTTGTCTTCCAGATAGCCCGGGATGCCAAATCCGTTGAAAAAAGCGTTCAGTGCCCGGTTGATGCTCTCAGACGGTCCCATTACGGCAGCACCGCCTTTTTGCACTTGACGGCCCGCAGCCCCATGCCGGATTCCGGCGGGGCTTTGCTTTCGTCCGCTGTGCTTGTGATCTGAAAGGTCTGCCCGTCGCTTACCCGCTTGATATAGTCCGGGAAAGCCAGCGGCACACCCGTGTTAACCAGCAGCGTATAGGTGGAAGCGGTGTCAGCCTGCTCCGCCACCTGAGCTTCCACAGTGGTGTCGTGGCGCTCCACGGCCTCAAACTCGGGGCCGTCCTGCCAGCCGGACACAAAGCCGCCCACGCCGTCCGGCTCATAGCTTCGGGTCTGAAAACGGTATTTTTGGGTAAAGCTCTGCATCACGGTGGATGCAGTGAATGCGTTGACCATGTCACATCTTCCTCCACTGATTGATCTCGGATTTATAGCGGGTCTTGCCGTCTGCGGGCAGGCCGTCCGCGCCTGTAGCCATCGTGCCGGACCACCCGGCAAAGGACTGGGACACATACACGCCGCTGGACGGCAGAGCCTTGTCGTATGCGTCGATTTTTTCAGCCAGCGCAACAAAAGCAGGCGGCACGCGCATGGGCTGCACCGTCCCGGTGAAGGTCTCGGCGGTCAGATCGCCGTCCCCGGCCTTGTGCACGCCGTCATTGAAGATGGATCCGCACACGAGGAAATACTGCCCCGGCACTACCCCGGCGGGAACGGTATCCGGCTCAAAGGCGAACTCCCCGGCAACGGGGTCGTCCGCCCGGTCAAAGAAATTGTGCGTGTAGACGCACAGCTCCGGTACAGTCATGGGGTGTCCTCCTTACAAAGGGGCGATCACTCGCCCGGGGTAATGGTCTCGACAGCGATACCATCCAGATACTCAGCAAACAGGGTCACGCCCATAATGGCGTAGCTCTCGGAGGTTGCAGTGCTGTAGTTTGCCTGAGTGTGGAAGCCGATGAGGTTGCTTGCCTCGCCTGCGGTCCGGTAGACCAGACCTGCGCGGGCAAACTCGCTATCCGCAGGATCCACATAGTACATGACGATGTTGTCTACCGGGGTGGCAATAACCTTTCCCTTCGCGATCTCACTGTCGGACAGCAGGAAGATGGTGTTGTAGCCCATGAAGTCCTTGATGTACTGGAAGCCGAACTGGTTCTGCACGGTGATATTGGCATTGCCCAGATAGTCGTACACGTCCATCACGTTGACAAAGCCAACAACGCCGGTCACGGTGCGATGCATGGTCTTGAACTTGTTCTCGACCGCGCCCTTGGCATGTGCCAGCGCCATCTGGAAGGTCTTGGGAGTGCCCTTCAGGGTGCCGGTGTTCAGGAACTTGTAGAACTTATCCGTTACCAGAGCGGTCAGGTCGTACAGGAACTCATCATCGGTCTTCTGCACGGCGACATCGTAGCCGTAATTCTGGATCGCCTCAAGGGTGACAGACTTGCCGTACTTGTCGATGGTGATCTTGCCGTACTCCTTCTCCTTGACGGTGTACTTGCTGAACGGGATCTCTTCGCCCTCGCCCACGGTGCCGCTCTGCAGGGTGCCCTGTGCATACTTGCTCTTGAGCACGGTGCCAGGCTGCATCCGGATAGGGCGCATGATGCCCAGAATGGTGCGCAGATGGTCCCAGTTGCGCTGGAAACGGGTCACAAAGTCGATTTCACGCGCGGCTACGGTGATATCGGTGGTCATAGTGATATTTTCTTTTGCTGCCATGTGTTAGTCCTTTCCGCCGCCTGTAAACAGGTCGGCATTTGCAGCAATCGCGGCCTGGCGTTCGCCAGCGTCCTTGATTGCAAAAATTTGGTCTTTGGTCATTTTGGAGCCGGTGTTGGTGGGCGGGGTGTCCACCTTTGCGCCGGTGGTAGTCGTAGTGCCTACGAAGTCGCTCCAATCAGCTTTCAGGCTGTCGGTGTGCTTCTTGGCGTCCTTGACCTCGCCCTTATCGTCCAGCTCCAGCTTGTCGATATCCTCGCCAGACAGCCGCACAACGCGGTCTGCATACTTGTCCAGCACCCCGGCGGCCTTCAGCAGCTCCCGGAACTTGGCTTCCTTGGCTGCGTGGGTGTCCTTCTGGGTCTGCTGAGCCTTGTAGTCGGTCAGCGCCTTTTCAGCGGCTTCCTTGCCGCCGTTGGCTGCGTCCCGGTCCTTTTCGGCTTTGGCGAGGGCTGCGTTCTTCTCATCGATCTGGTTCTGCAAGGTGTCCGTTTCCTCATGCAGCACGTCCAGAATTTTCTTGAGCTTGCCGCTAGTGTCGGTCGTTTCATCTTCCAGAATCGCCCGGAGAGTCTTTCGTTCGAGTGCCATGTGATAGTCCTTTCCGCCCTTGCTCGGGCTGCCATGCTTGGCAATAAGGTTTATTTGCCGGACGTGCTGCCGGTGTGGTGCCGCTTGCAGGAATCGAACCCGCGTCCGCTGGTTACAAATCAGCAGCTCTACCATTGAGCGAAAACGGCATAAAAAAGCGGCTGACGCTGTGCGCCAACCGCTGAGTATTAAATTTTACGGCTTTGTTTCCACGCTTGGCAAAACGTCCGTGTGAAAATAGAGCTTGTAGTGGTACGGGTCGGTATGGGTGCCGGTGATGTCCTCTACCACATACATGGTGTAATCGTTCAGGTAAACATAATTTTTTCGGTAGGTGTTAGGCCCTATTTTGACGGTGCAGACCAGCTCATTGTTTGAGTTGTTGGAGATGGACATGTAACCCTCGGCTTCCATGATCACCTTGTCTGTACGGGCATTGTAAACGGTTAGTTTGCGCTCGCTCTCAAAGTAATCCGCCTGCTTTGCGATGTTGTGATTTGCCTTGTCAGCCTCCGAACAGCCGCACAGCAAAAGCGCCGCAAGCAGCATGATAGATGCGAAAATTTTCTTCATGTTATGTCTCCTTGTTTCCTTCTTCCACAGCAATCTCTCGCAGCTCTTCGATGTGCTCCTCCACCGCCGAGCGGAGGAACGGGCGGGCTTTCATGCCACGGGTAAAGTGCCACTTGCCGTTGAAGTCTTTCCAGACCCACGGCGTTTTACGCCCGTTGCCCTTCTCGGCAAAGATGCCCGTGCCAAGCTCAACATCAAAATGTTATCGTAAAGGCTTTTTATCCTTTACCTCTTACAGTTTGCTATCCTGTAAGTTCGGCGTACATTATCATCCTTTTGCAGGATGTCGGACACTCTTGGAGGTATTATTGCTCTCTTATCGCTCAACCTCTACGCTCTACGATGGCTGATGATGATTCAGCTTATCTCGGAATTGCCCATCAATTAAACAGGTCATCTATACTTTCAAAGCCGTTATTGTGGTATCTTTCCAATATCGTCCCATATTCCAACTCAAAAATTTCGCACCATTCTTTAAGTGTTCTTTTTGAGTTGCCAATTTGGATTACAACATTAGATTGCCTATTTCGACTTTGTTCTTCCATTGTGGCCCAACGGCAATTACTCGGTTCATAATTTCCGTTGTTGTCAATTCTGTCTATTGTAAGGTTTTCAGAATATCCATTCTCCATTGCCCATGAATAAAAAGCACTAAAGTTATCTTTCCATTCATCACATATCGTAATGCCACGTCCACCCCATCTATAATAGCTTGGGCTGTGAACATTATAGCAGCGGTCTTTCATTCCACGCCATATATGGTATATACGAGTGCCGCTCATTTTGTGGCTGTGATGTTTTGTAAGATTGATTTTTTCTTGTGCCTTTTTCATGCAGCCGCATGAACGAATAGCGCCACTTTGCAAGCTGTCAGAGCGAACGACTTTTATGTTCCCACAATCGCACTGACAAACCCAGTATGTTTTCCGGCTATTGGTGTCTTGCAAGCCGATAACCGTCAGCATACCGAACTTTTTTCCCGTTAAGTCTTTGATTTTCTTTCTGTCTTTCATTGTTCCAACCTCCTAATGCAATTATATCACATTTTCGAGTTTGGAACAAGAGGGATTTTCCGATATTGCCCGATTTTCGATATGTGTTACCACATAAAGGTGCATGTATGTTTACACAGAATAAGCTAGATTGCTGCCGATGGTCACGGTCTTTTTTGCGAGGTCGAGGGCAAAGGTCAGGCTCTGCTTGAGTGCACCGCCCACATAGCCCTCAATGCCCGTACTGTCTGCCGTACCAGTGGGCACAAGCAGCTGGGCATAGTCCTGTACTTTCATGCCCCAGTTGGTCAGCACCCGTTCCGCCCAAGAGTCCAGCGCCTCAAACAGCCGCGGGGTGTTGTCGGTGAATTTGATGTTGTATTCAAATTTCATCGGCATCTTCCCCTTCTTCCTCCTGCTCTGCCCAACGTCTTTGGATCAGCTCTCCGTTGGAACAAACCGAATCCAGTACAGCGTCAGCCTGCATATGAGCAGAAACAAGAGCTTTATCGGACATTTCCATGTGATAATAACCGGTCATGACCTCACCTTTGGCAGTAATGCCTACTACTGCAAGTTTTTCGACCTTCTCTTCTTCAATCAGCTTGAGCGCATCCATAAGCCACGGTGCATAATCGGCATCCGACATTAAGACATTCATTTTCTGAATCCTTCCATTGTCCTAATAATGCGTTTGTGTGCTCCATGCGGCTTTGCGCCATTTCCGTAGGAAGGCCGCGCGTGTTTTGGCTTAATGTAACCACACGGGGGCTTAAAATCACGGCAAAAGTTCAAGAAAAAGTCATCGTTGATTACGACAATCCCAAACTTCTTATTTTTCATGCTTTTCGCTCTCCTTTCTCCGTTTTCTCTCTTCCGCCCACCACATTTGCCCTTTCTCTTTGCCGCCTTTGGCCTTATACCACTCGGTGTAATCCATGACGGGGGTGGTCCCTTTTGTCACATTGTCCCGCTGCATGGCGTTCTGTCGGGGATACTTGCCCAGTGCAGAGGACAGCACACAGCGGCAGTGGTAGACCATCTCCGGCGCTGCGTTCGGGTCGCCAGGGCGCTGAATCTCGTAACCCATGACCTTGAACGGCTCGTCAAGCTCTGCCGTTTGCTGGTCAAGCAGGCGGTGCATCTCGCGGGTGCGGTAGTCGTGGGTAGAATTCCATCGCTTTTTGACCTCGATGCCCAAAGCCTGGGCGTTGCGCATCTGCTGCAAAGCCCCGGCGTTCTGGGCGCTGGTAAGGGCCGTGATGGCGTTGTTCATGGCCCAGTGGATCTCCGTGTCGGCCATGCCGTTGACGGCCTGCACGGCGATGTCGTGGACGCTCTTGCCCTGCACAATGCCCTGCATGACGTAGCGATTGAATACCTTTGCATCATAGGTTTTGTTGCTCTCGCTTTTGATACGCTTGTTGGGTACAAGCCGGGGGCGCTCCTGCAAAAGCAGCCGCACCGCCTCGGTGTTGTACAGGGTCAGCCCGAACGTCACGCCTGCGGCCTGTTCTAGCTCGTAGAAAGCCCAGTTTGCGCCAAAGGAAAAGATGTTGTATTGCTCGTCCCGGGCCAGCTTGTAGGCCGTCTCTTGGGCTGTGGTGCAGGTCTGGGTGATGCCGTCAAGCTTGGCGTGCATCAAATCGGACTGAAAGACCTGATTTTGCAACCAGATGCGGTAATCATCCTCTGTAATCTCGCCTGCATCCAGCTGTGCCCGTTTGCGCTCGTCCAGCGCTTTGTACTTTGCCAGAAACTCGGTAAGCTGCTCCTGCATCTCCCGGCGGGCAGTGCCGTACACCCGGAGGATACGGCGGCGCAGGCGGTTCAGCTGGCGGGTAGAGATACGGTCACGGTCAGTCTGTTTCATGGCTGTTCAGATACTCCACAATGGCACGCTCCCGGGCGGACAGCTCCCATTTTACAGCCGCAGCGCTCTCAGCCGCAGCGCGATCAGACAGCAGCAGGCCGCCGCCAAAAATAGTTTTTCCCGTGGAGCGTTGTGCATCCAGCGCATAAATCGGAGCGCAGTCCTTTTTGTGAATTTTGAAACTCACACCGTAATGACTGTATCGTTGAAGCAATGCGGCCGTTACAATGTGATCCGGGTATGTATACTTTGGAAGCTGTACTGTTTTGGTGCGTCGCAAGCGCTCCACCTCATCGTTTACCAGCTTTGTCAGACGGGGTTCGGTCTGCGCTACAATGTCCCCGCCGTAACTGGTCACAAAACTTGTTCGGACGATTGCGCCGTTTTCGTACTCGATATCACAGCCGCAAATGATATGGTTCATCCGCATAGTATTTGCCCTTCCAGAAAACGCCGTAAGAGATGGAGCGAATAGGAAGAACGGAATGCCACGATCGAGATAGAATCCGCAAATTCTGGACAGGATTGAAAACGGTGGGTTGTCCAGAACAACAGCACCCTCCGGGTAGTCGAAATTCTCATAATCGCCGCCGGGGTAAAACGGGCGCACAATTTTGGCCGGGTCGATGCCGTACTCCTTGCAGGCCCAGTCCTTGATGACAGCGTACACGCCGGGCGGTGTATAGCAGTCGTCCGTGGTCTTTTTGGGCTTGAACTTCTCCACGAACTCTTCGTAAGTCTCATTTGCTGCCATCGTCTTCGTCCTCCTCCTCGTCCACGGTCTCACGTGTTGCGCTCTCAGCCATCAGCGCGGCCTTGGCCCGCTCCTTTTGTTCCGGGGTCAGGTTGGGCAGTAGGTCAATGGCCATGTCCTGCCCGATGATCGGTGCCTCAGAAATCACCGTCGCGACCTGTTCAGCGGTGTTGGTGATCTTGCTGCGGTTGAATGCCGGCATAGCGTTTTCAAAGCCAGCCAGTGCGCAGATCTGCCGGATGAACGGCTTGACCTGCGCCTCAAAGTCGTCCGCGTTCTGGTTTAGCGGTTCATAGGCTGCATCCAGATGGTCGTTGGTGCTGTCTGCGCTCACGCAATGCACATCAAGACCGCCGAAGTCCTCATACACCCGGGTGTGGAGCAGCTCCAACAGAGCCTGCCGGGCCGTCACAGGGATCTCGGTGGTGTAGGGGGTGATCTTGCCGCCCTCGCTGGTGTCTGCGCCTGCAATGTGGTACAGATTCAGCTTGACAAGGAACTCCTGCAGCTCGTCATCGGTCATGCCGTTGAAGTTCTCGCACAGCCAGTAGATCTGCGAAAAGTCCTGCAAGTCGTTGCAGAAGCCGGACATCACCAAATCGGTGTTGTCGATGTAGGCTTTCAGGCCCACAAGGGTGCTCTGGTGCAGGTCGGATCCCCACAGCGGCACAATGGGCAGAGCGCTGTAGTTTTCGCCCTCCACGCTTTCCAGCCCGCCGCCGGGTGTGGTGACGGTCACTCTCTTGTATGCCTGCTTTTTTACGGTCTCCTTCATCACATTGCCGATTTTGCTTTCCGTGTACTCGGTAAAGCCGTCCAACTCGTACAGGATATAGTGCATATCCGTGTCCGGGTTCAGCCGCCAGAAGCGCACACCTGCCTGCAAAAGGCCTGTCTTTTCGTCGTACAGGGGCGCGAACTCGGTCAGCTTGAAAACCACCAGATGGTCACTGTTCCAGAATCCGAAGCTCTCGCCGTGGATCAGGGCGAAATATCCGGCCTTCTGGATCTGCTCGTCAAAGTTCTGCCCCAGCCTGTCCTTGTCCACGCCATCGTCCGCAAAGACCACGCCGTTGCCGAGGGAGTAGGTCGCTCTCTGTTTGTTGAGCCGCCGGAAAAGGTTGCTCTTGACCATATCGGGGTGTGGGGTGTCCTGCTTGGTGTTTTTGGACAGACGTTTCAGCATCAAAGCGTAAGCCTGCGCAAAGCGCTCAGCTCCCGGGTTTTTCTGGGCATCGTACAGGTCGGCGTCCAGAGCCATCTTGTAGGGCTTGGAAGCGCAGTGCTGCTGCACGAACCGCCGGATGAAATCAAGTTGTTCCCCGGCGGCTTGCGCCTGCTGGAAGGTCTGGAATGTGTATACAGTGCTCAAAATCAATCCCTCAGTTTTACAAGGCGCTTTGTGCGCACGAAATAGCGGATAGCGTCCATGCAGTGGTCGTTGACCTTCAGCACGGTGTCGTCTTTGTCAGGGTCCCAAGCGTACACGCCGAACTCTTCCAGCGTGTGCTTGCAGTCTTTGTAGATCTTCAGCCGCCCGGTCTGCAGCATGGTCTGTACGTCCAGAATGCCGCTCAGAACGTCGTTGTTTGCTGGTGTCTGAGTAAAGCCGTTCTTGCGCAGCTCTGTAATCAGGGGCAGGGCAGAGGGGTCAACGATGATCCTCTCCGGCTTGAGACCATCCAGCCACGCTTTGAGGTCTGCAACATACTCGCCCACGGTCTTTTGCCGCTTCTGTTCGCGGCCGCTGTAGTAGTACTCCCGGGTGACGATCCAGCAGTCTGCATCTGCCCGCTTCTGGAACAGCAGAAAGGTCGTTGCGTTCTGGGTTCCAAAGTCGCACGCCACATAAGCGCTCTTTGGAGACAGCGCCGGAAGCACATCAACAACGTTCTTCTTGCGGTCGAACATGTCATATACAAGGCCCTCTGCCACCGTCCACAGGCCCAGAATGTAGCGTTGGTAGAAAACGCCGCTGTACTGGCTGCGGTATCTGGCCTTGATGTCCTCGGAAAGTGACAGGTTATCGTCCATCGTGAAATGGAGATACATCATCTTGCGGGAACGGCATTTACGCACCCACTCGAGATAAAACCAGTGCTGCGGGCTGCCTGGGTTGCAGTTGAACCAGAACTTTGACCCGGTAACAGAGCAACGGGCCGTGGCCTGATTGACAAAGCTTTGCGGCATCAGGGCCACCTCGTCGAAGAATGCCCCAGCAAGGGTGATGCCTTGGATCAGGTCCTGGCTGCTCTCGTCCTTGCCGCCAAAAAAGTAAAACTCGTTGGTTTTGCCGCCCTTGCTGACGGTCATGCAGTTTTCTGCCCGATGCTCCTTGACGTTGTAACCACGGGCTGCAAGCTGCTGCTTGAGCGTCCCCAGCACGTTGCGCCGGAAGCTGGCAATGGTCTTGCCGCACATGGCAAACTGCTGGCCGCTGTAGCAGGTCATAGCCCACTGGACGAAAGAAAAGCTCATGGCAAAGGTCTTGCCCGAGCGGATAGCGCCATCGGCAATGATGCCGTTGTAGCCGCTGTATGCGCTCTGGGGCGTCCACCAGCTCAAGACCTGCTTTTGCCGCTGGCTGAGGGCTTTCCAGCGAAAACCGTTACTTTTCCGCATGGTCTTCCTCTTCCTCTGGCAGCATCTCCACGTCATCCGGCGGGCTGAGGTCTGCGGCGGCATTCAATGCCTTTATCAAACCATCATCGTGACGCTCTTCCTGCTCCGCTTCTTTCGGCTTATCGCTCCACCCGAAATTGACTTGCAAGCTGAATCTTGCCCCGCCGTTTCCGTCACGATCATAGAGCCGTTCTTCGGCGTATCTCTCGCACCGTAGTTTCGCGCGCGTTATCGTGTCAGAAAACTCAGCTTTTCCTTGATAGTCAATCAAAGATTGCCGAGACTTAAAACCCAACGCCAAAGCTAGACCGGTGACAGTTTCTGGACGTTCGTCGATTTTTATCACGTTTCCGTATTTGTCCAAAACAGGCTTTCCGGTTTCGTCTTCTAGGACGCTCCCTTCGCAGCTTTTGAAGAACTCTTCGATTTTTTTCTCAAGTTCTTCTTTGCTCTCAAAGACGGGCGGTCTGCCTATCCTTTTGTTTTTGCTGTAGGCCACCGCCACCACCTCTCTAAACCCATGCAAAAGAAAAACCGCCCGGAAATCCGAACGGCCAAAATATCGAATATGCCGCCAGTAGGATTTGAACCTACAACCTGCCGATTACAAGACGGCGGCTCTTCCAGTTGAGCTATGACGGCATATAAGCAGCAACGCCGTTATCTGCTTTTACCGGACAGTAAGACGTTGCCGCTGCATCTGGAACTTTCGCGGCCAGATGCTCCGCTATTGCGCCGCCCCCTCTAGGGTACGCAAATGGCACTCCAGGCAGGGCTCGAACCTGCAACCTGCGGTTTTGGAGACCGCTGCTCTACCACTTGAGCTGCCGGAGTATAAAGCCGCCCTTGGAATCGAACCAGCCGTGCCTACACACACGCACCGCGCTCCACATTGCGCTCAGGCGGCCATATAGCAAATAAAAGCAGCCCACGGTTCGCCGCCGGGGCTGCTTGAGTTGACGCACATCCTGCGGGGCATGCTGGCCCGCTCGGATTTCCGGTGCTGCTGTTCACGGGCGGAGGTTTCAGGGCGTGGGCAAGATTTCAGGAATCCCACACCCACCCGCACACCGGTGGTGAATCACTCCATGCGTCAGACATGCCGCGTTACAGACTTTGCGGCGTTCGGTGCGATGTCGCGGAGTCGAACCGCATCCCATCTCCCGGGTCGGTGGGGCACCTAAGTGTTACATCGCATAGAAGCAGCCCGCAAAGCACGGTGTCAAAGCGAAAAAGCGTTAAGCGGCATGAACGAAAGGAGAATCCGTACGGGGCCGCGCTTTGGAAGCTGCTGAGAAGCGGCGCACCGCTTTGCGCGGCTCCGCTTGTAATCATTTTACCACACTTCGATTCACATGTGTTTCACAACGATTCAAATAAAGCGTAGAAATCAAAGCGCTTTCAATGGTCGTTTTGTACATCCTCCCAGATTTCTGCCAAGGCATCAAACCCCTCGTGGATGTAGGTGGAGACCGAATTGTCTCTGGACAAGCCCACGTCCACCGCAATCTTCTTTTGGGGCTTCAGGTCGATATACCAGCCGCAGATGCACTTTGCTTGCTTTTCAGACCGAGCAGACCCGCTCAGGCAGTAGGCCCGCCGGGCAGCTTCGATGCGCAGTTCACAGAGATCAAGCTCCATCTGCTTGAGGTTCCGCTCTTCTGTGTCGATTCTCTCCACGGCAAAGCCCACCTTGTCACCGGCTCCACCGCCCATCGGCATCCCGCTCATGCTCTGGGTGCATTTTTCGGCAGTGTCCCGGATGCGCTGGATCTTCTGCTTCTGGGCCTCGACCTGCTCCGCCAGGTCTCTGCACTGCTGGAACCATGCCTTGACGGTGCGGTAATCCGGCAGTTCCGGCTCGTTGGTGTCAGGTGTCCAGGTTTGGATCATGTATCTGCCTCCATTTCTTCGATCCAGATTTCTGCTCTGGGGTTTTTCTTGTCGTAATCCACCCGGCTGCCATCGTGGGCGGCCACGATCTGGCTGTTATCGTCCGCCAGCACCCTGGCCTTTACCAGAATGTCGGTTGTAGCCTCTATGAGGTTTGCAAGGTCAACCTTGCGCCGGGTGGCCATGTAGTACACACACCGCACGTTCACGCGGGCTGTGATGGGGTTGTAAGGCCGCTTGATCTGCCACAGGCACTTTTCCTGATACTGCATGAATGCCTCGCTGGGGGCCACAATGCGGCGGTTTGCGTGGGCCTTGAGGATACGGGCGGAGTTTTTCTTTGTGCGGGGGTCGCCGTAAAGGATAATTTTCATTTGCCATCCTCCACATAGCCCCAACTCTGAGGCGGGTGGGTGATCTCCACGGGCTCCATGCCAAACCTGGTATTTCGCAAGCCGGTGAGCTCCTGGAGCTTCCGGGGCCTGTCGTAAATCCTGAGATCAGAAATGTGCCAGCCATACAAGTCTTTCAAATCTGCATAACTCAGTCCGGACTTCCATCCGGCATAGTCTTTGACTTGCGGTACTGTGAGACAGCTTCCAGCAATTGCAGATTCGATATCTTCTTTGACGACACAGTATTCAGGGCCAATGCGTCGGATGTCATCGCAAATGAACTCTCCAATGACACATCCCCTTTTTTCTGGCCAGCCGCCACGGTTCCACGCGGCCACATCCCGGTTGAGGACATCCATAAATAGGCTGTCGCTCCCGGCCAAAGTGCAGTATATGTAGCACTTGAAGGGAGGTTCCAGCTTCGGCCTGGTCTTGCGAATTTCTACGGTCTTTTCGCCGCCGAGAATCTTCTCGCACCATTCAGACTTGACACTCATCAATACAGCTTTCACGCTCGCACCTCCAATCAGTAATACTCGATCTCCACCAGTGAGGTGGATACCAGCTCAAAGCGGCCATCTGACCGAGGGATACGGAGCAGCTGATACTCACGCTCAGCAGATAGCTTCGTGTCAGGCAGCAGCTCACCAAAGCTGTCCACGGTGATGGTGTACTTCGGTTCCCTTCTGCTGGCATAGCCCACTTGTTCGATCGCCGGGGAGTAGACCGTGACGTGGTAGCATGGCTTTCTTTCAACTTCTGCCTCGGCAGTGGCCGCACCGCAGGATGTAAACCACAGCGTCACAATCAGCAATGCTGCTGACACGATAAAGCAGATCATTCTCTTTTCAGGTTTTATTTTTTCATCATCCCTTCCATTGCCAGCTGCTCGCACTGCTTTTCAGCTTCTCTGCGCTGCTGGTCATACTCAAACAGCATATCTGCGTACTCATTGCCCACCCGGCGGATGGCCGTTTCCAGCATTTCCGTCACAAGGTCATGGTACTTGTCCGCGCCCTTGCGGCTGTTTCTGGCAGCTTCCCGGTCTTCCCACAGGTCAGTGAGTTTGTCCCGCCTGTCGGCAGTGATCTCGCCATAGCCGTAGGCATCTTGGATCTGCTCCATGCTATCCCAGCCTTCCAGCTCAGCAAATGGGTCAGCTTCAGCTTTTGCCATGCTGCGGGCTTTGGTCTTTTTCTTGACGTACCGGGTCAGACCGTCCTGAATCACGGCGCGGGCATCCTCCATGGCCTTGCGGACAGCCTTGACCTCCCGCTCTTTCTTGAGCTGCCCGGGCTGGCTGGCCCACTCAGCCATCAGCTCGGATTTCGTTTTTGGCTTCATGTTCTTCCTCCGTTCTCACAGCTTCCCGAATGCGCAGTCTGGCAAGCTCAGCTTTCGCATACCACAGCTGCCAGTTGCCAAACCATCCCTTGTGGAGCAGTTTCCCGCCGTAATAAACAAGTTCCTGCCCCATCAAATCATCAAGAGAAATAATGTAACAGCCCGGCTTATACTTTCTTTTGCTCATCCCCGTTCACCTCTAAGCTCACGGAATATGAGTTTCTTTGTCAGCGGGCTTTTCCATTTCCTTCATAATCCGCTTATGTTCTTCCACTGTCATGTTGTTCGGGTAGAATCGCTTGTCCACCAGTTCAAACGGTTGCATATAGTGGTCAAGAACATCTCGTGCTTCTTTTCGTGCTTTTTCTGCACACATTTCGATGTATTCATCTTCGGTCATGTTGTAATCGGTAATGCAATCTACAACCGAAGAAAACCTGCACAACAGGCCATTAGGCTGTCTTGCAATAAAAGCTCCCATTTATCTTTCACCTCTAAATTCACTTCCGAGAAACCGTTTCTTGCCACGCTCCCGGTGGCGGTCCTCGTGGTCGTAGTGGTAGACCTTGCCTGTGTCCAGCATCTCTCGGGTGTAAGCGGCTTCTGCGCCGCGCTGGCGCTTGAACTCGGCGTACTTGAGGCAGCTGTCGTGGCATACCGGGTGTCGTGCAGGGCAGTCTTTACACAGTGTGTTCATTTTCGGCCTCCTTCAGGCGAGAGAGCCAGCGATCAAGCTTTTTAAGCTCAATGCTCTCGATTTTCGTTCTAGCATTGTAAAAATAATCGGATTTCAACGCGCAACGAAGGCACAAATCGACGTCCGCCCATTCTTCCAAAAGATTTTCCTCGCACTCTGCAACGCTCTTCGGTGTCGGATTCGTACCATCCAGCGCACGACGCAGCTTCAATGCCGCTTGGGCAAGCTCTGAAGCCTCCTCCGCAAGTTGTGCGAGAATCTCTTCGCGAGGCAAATAATCCAGCACGCACTTACCCATTCTTCACCGCCTCCGTCCTTACAGGTTCAAATTCGTCAAACTCGGGGTAGAAGGCCCGAGCCCTGGAGACGGCAATATGCTCTGCCTCGCCTGGGTTCTTCGCTTCCACGATCCAGCAGTGGAGATCTGTGCCGCCCTCGTTGCGGCACTCCACTAAAACCCTGAACTTTAAAACCCTGAACTTACCCATTGACTGCCTCCAATCTAGCTGGGTCAGACGTGCCGCGCAGCCGGGCGGCTTCCCTCGGCGTTGTCGTAATGTCCTCCCGCGACTGCTTCAGGAACTCGACCCGGCGATAGGTCAGGTCCGGGGTCATGGCCAGCTCCTTCAGGCCGCCCACGCTCCCAGCGTAAGTTTTGGCCGCCGGTGGGAGGCTGTCATACAGCTCTTGCAGCTCTTCCGTGCCATTGCTACGGATAATCCCGCCCTTCTCGTCAATGCCGGTCACCATCGGGAAGTTTTTCCAGCTCATGTATTTCTGTGCCTTGCGGGCTGCATCGGCCAGCTCCTCCCACTCTGCATCCGGGTTGATGCACTGGGAAAGCTGCTTGTAGATATCGGCCACCGTGATGGGATAGACGCAGACGCGATTCGCGGCCAGAAACGCCCGCTTCACCACTTCGCCGGGATAATCCCGGAACTGATACGTCCACACGTCAAGGGTGGTTTCCATTTCCTCATCCGTGAGGGGTTTGCTGCCCAGCTTGTACAGCGTGAAGTTCATCCGTATCAGCTGGGCCGTTTCTTCTTTCGTCATTGCTCAAACCCTCTTTTTCTGTCCATGTTTGCCAGCACTCTGGTCAGCTGATCGTCCACGCTCTCGGTGGGCTTTCTTCCACCGGTAGCGCTGCCGGGCCGTGCCTGCTGCTGGCGGCTCTTGTACTGCTCATCGCTTGCAGCTACATCGCCAACCGTCTGAACACCTTCGCGTTGCCAACTGGCTAAGACTCCGTTTATGTAGGCCCACGACCGTTTATTTGCTTCCGCTGCCCGGTCAATTGCCAGCAAGATCAAGTCTGTGCCGCAAACCTGCCGCCAGCTTTGCAGCTTGTCCAGCGCTGAACGCGGAAAGCTGCCTGCAACTTCCTCGTACCGCTGAATAATCTGGGCGAGGTCTGCATCAGCTGCCGGGGCTTTCTCTTTGCTGTTATTTAAGCTATCTCTATTAGGATAGATAACAGTTTCAGTAATAGGTTCAGTTACAGTAGCAGTTACAGATACAGTTGTATCTATACTGTACCGATACTGTATAGATAGGGTATCTGCGCAGTATTTTCTGAACGCATCACTCTTGATGTTTTGCAGCGAATACTCAACGCCCTTCAGGCATTTGGGTGATTTCGACCAGTTGTATTTGTGCCAGTTAAGAAGCAATATCTCTTTCGTTGCCTTGTCATAGCGGATAACGTTGTGAACAGTTTCCATTCGGTGGATAAGTCGGTCTACGGTCTCTTCGTTGTATCCAAGCTCTCTGCTCGCTTGCCGCTTGCCCAGCTCATAGCATCCACTCAAAGTGGTGTGCGGATTGGTGAGAAGGTAGAGATAAAAGTATTTATCTTCCGGGGTGAAGTCATCGTCCACCTTCGGGTCTGACCAAAAGTTCGGCGAAACGCAACGAAAAATTGCCATCTGCTCACCTCCTTTCTCTCAACGGTGAATCAGAACGGCAAGTCGTCCGTGTCCGAAATCGGGCGGCTATCGTCGTCATATTCGGGTGCTGCCGCCGGGGTGGGTTGTTTTGCTGGTTCCGACTGAGAAGCGCTTTGCGGCGGCTTGGAGTCGGTCTCAAAGGGTGTCTCGTCCTCCACCGGTGCAAAGTCATCGGTTTCTGCCTGTTCGGCCGGCGGCTGCATCATGTCGATTGCTATCTGAACCCAGCTTGCATTGACAAGGCCTCCAACCACAACGCCATCAGCATCGAGATTCCAATAGGTCTTTCCGTTGGATTCGTGGCTTTTCAGCTCCCGACCAAACGCCACGACAAAATCTCCCTTGTGCAGCAGTCCATCCCAGCGGTCCAAATCGCGCCAGATGCAGCACTCCACGAAAACACTGTTCCACTTGCCGGAATCATCCTTGACGCTGTGCGCCTTGACACTCATGCTCAAGAACTGGTTTCCAGTCCGCGTTTCCTTGATTTCCGGGTCGCGGGCCAGCGCTCCGGCCACCATTGCACCAGTGCTCGTCTTGATAATCATTCGCCATCACCGCCAAACGGATCATCGTTGGTGTCGGTGGTTTCGGCTGCCAACGGTTCGGGCTGTTCTTTTTTCGGCTTCAGTTTGCGGGGCTGCATAGCGCCGATTTCGGGCTGCTCGTTCTCGACCTCGCGGCAGGATGCTTCTGCATCTACCGGAACCTCGCTCTCATCGTAGAGGCTGCCAAACGTGGCCGGGAAGGATTCGCGCAGCGCGTGGACGAGGGCCACCTTACGAATCATCGTTGCAGGCTTCGTTGCCCACAAGGACTTCTTGGTGTCGTATTCGCTCAGCTTCACTTCTTCGTAGAAGGGACGGCTGCGGTCCTTACGGTAGGCTTTGGCCCAGCCGCCGACCAGCTTCTCGTCCTCGTAGACGATGGATCCTTCGCGGTGAATAATCTCGCCAACTTCCGGCACGAGCACGATAACGCCAGCTTCAAATCCGTCATACTGCAGGTGACGCTCGGCCATCTTCATATAGCAGGTCTTGCCCAGCACGATGGTGGACGCGCTGTCGCCGTTCTTATTGTCGTAGTGGATAAGATATGCCTCTTTGGTAAAGGGGTTGAGGTGGTACTGCTTGCAGGTCTCCAAGAAGATGCGGCACTCTGCGAAGGTCGCATCTTTGCAGATGAAGTTCCGCACATCGTCAAAGGTGACGGTCAGATGCTGGCCGTCCATGCTCTCGATTTCGACCGGCTTAGATTCTGCGACCGGCTGCATCGCTTCGCTCTGCTTGACCTGAGCAGCGAAGGAGCGGCTCTGAACTGTGGTAGTGGTATTCGGCGCAGCAGCGCCAGCGCGTGAAGTGAAACCCATTTTTGTTACCTCCTAGAATGTTGAAGATTATTTGATGCTGCCGAAATCGAACCCGCGTTCTTTGGCAGCGCTGCGGAACCATGCAATGTCTTCTTTGGTGAACTCAACCCAGAAGTAATAGCGCTTGCGGGAGGAAGCCTCCTGCGCAGCGGCGAAGCTCTGCATCGCCTCCATGTCCAGACGGCCCTCCGGCGTGATGAATGCGGCGGCTTGCGTTGCTGCGGTGGCTTGCGCCCGCATCTCGCGTTCTTCTGCGGTCGGGGGAACAATTACCGGAGCAGCAGCCCGCGCCCGCTCTGCCGCTTCTCTGGCGGCCTCTGCGTCCCTCTGTGCCTGCCGGGACTTCTCGCGGCGGGTATGCTCGCGGACGGCCTCGTTCACGCTCAGGTTGCGCAGGTATTCGGTGGTGCAGGGTTCGACATCCTCTCCGCAGTTCTCGCGGATAAAGTCGAGGTCGCTGCGGATGTTCTCGATGGACTGGCACAGGGCCTTTTTTGCTTCCGCAATGGCGAACGTCTTGTTCAGCCAGCGGTTGTCCAACAGGCGTTCAAACGGAATGAGAGCTTCCAACTCGCCGATGTTGTCCCGGTAGATCAGGCGCAGGGTAGAAGCCTTTTCTTCCTTTTCGGCGGCCTCCACAGCCTTGACCTGTGCGTCAATCGCTCCGGAAATCTCCTTGCATTTGCCCTGCATCTCCTTGATGCTCCGCTGGAAATCTTCCAGCGGCTTCATGTAGAGCTTCTTCGCTGCCGTGGCAGCAGCTCCAAGCTGCTTATCCCAGCCGTTGACCTTTGCCCGGTCCTCCTTGGCGCTCTTGATGCTCTCCGGGGTGTAGACCCGGCCTTTGTAGGCCGCCAGCATCTCGTCAAGGTTCTTCTGCACCTCATCCTTGTTCCAGTTCATAGCCGGGATCACCG